CATCCCAACTAAAGCACTATTCGCATAAGCTCGTTGATCGTATGTAATTTCTACATAGTTTTCCCACTTAAAAGCATTAGATAATTTTGAACTTGTTGAATCATCTGTAATTCTTGAAACTTTTATTTTGACTGGAAAGGCACCATCAAGTCTTATTAGATATTCTTTTTGATAAAGATCACCAGTTCGACCTGTAATCTTGCCTTCATTACCAGAAACCTTTGTTGTATAACTTCCACCTTGATATTGAACTTCTATTGTTAATTGAATTTCCGTTCCATAAATATCACCTTTATCGGTCAATCTTTGTAAAGAAGGAACAGAGATAATCACCTTGACAGCATCAACATCTGTATCTGTAATGGTTACAACTCTTATATCAGCCTTTGCAACTGTACTGAAACCAGTCGATTTAGTCGTTGAAGTATTTTCAGTTAATGGGATTACTGATTGACTAGAAGTTCCGTTTCTTGATTCCCATGAAACATCTGCAAAGTTATAAGAACCATCTGCATTTTGCAAGGCAGTATTGTTAATAAAAATAGATTTTGCACCATTAACTAATCCACCAATTTCACCTTCAGAAAGAAGATCTAATACTTTGGCAAATTGTTTTGAGTCAAGGTTATCTCTAGCTTCTGTGGGGCTACCACCTCCACCGCCGCCTTTACCTCCACCACCTGAACCGATAATTAAGTTGCTCATGCTTCCACCTGTACTGTGTCAATTGCTGCTGAGATAACAACAGAGCCGACCATCACCTCGGTTCCATAGACCAAAGGAACTGGAACACCAGCTCTAGAAGTATTTTGGATACCACTAAAGCTAAAACTACGCCTCGGATCATCTTCTGTTTTAGGAACATCTTGAACTGGTGTTAATAGTCCAGCTACACCTGATAAAACAAGAGCAATACCAATATTGCCAGCTAACGCATAAGCAGAAAAAGTACCAGCAGTTGTAGCACCAAAGCCAAGCCCACCTCCAGCACCAAAAGCAGCAGTTGAGCCAGGCAGCATTACAGCAGCAGCAATTAAAGTAACACCAAGAATAATTCTTGTTGTATTACCACCTGCACCTCCAACAACAGGAATGATTGATATATCGCTTTGACCTGTTGGGTATCGAATCTCATCTTCAGCTAAATTCCAATCATTAGCCATGACCTTGTAGTACTGATCAGCCATGTGTTTTTCAATGCCTTTAAAGTTAACGCATAAAAAACGAACAGCTTGTGCAGCACTTGAGACTTCAGCTTCTAAAACAGGTTCACCCACAAACTTAGCCAATTGACCATAAAGTTTAATTTTCCGAAGCGACATAACGAATCCTCCTACCCATACATTTTAGTAGCCATTCATCCAACAAGTCTCTTGATGAGAGTCGATGCTGTAAATGATGTAAGACTAATTGATTATCCAGATATAAGCCAATATGGTTTAGTCCTGGTGAACTGATACTAAATAACAACAAATCATTCTTTTTTAAGTCTTCCTCTGGTTTTAATTCTCTAAAACCTGTGGCATGAAACGAACGATCAAAGAATGGATTTAACAGGAAAGCATCAGAAGATGTTGGTCTATCCCAATCTCTCAAAGTGATACCTAATTCGTCTTGGTAATAGTCTCTACATAAGCTCCAACAATCATTAACTCCCCATACCCACTTCCGTCCTATTAATGGTGCTCTATATCCACATGGTTCATATTCAACCCATTGCTCAAGATTAGGTTGAACAACATACCATTTAAGTTTTGTTTTTTCGCAAGCAACTTTATCTGCCATCGACAATTGAGGTGAAGTTGTTGGATGACTATGAACAATGGCAGTTATCTCACCCTTATCTTCCGCTTCTGCCCAACATTTTGGGTCAAGGATAAAAATATCATTTTTGTTTTCAGAAATATTTATACACGGGACATATACTTCTTTCCCTTTAATAATAACTAATAAGCCGCAAGACTCTTTTGGGTTCTCGTTTTTAGCATGTTCTAATGCTTTATCTTTCCAGCTCACGAATAGAAACTACCTACACCAGGAAAATCAAGCGGTAGTACTTGTCTTTTAGGTAAACGCAGATTCATTACATCAATTTTGGAAGCTAACTCAAATTCAACAATTTCTCTATTCTCAATTGATTTCCGATCAATTACGAAAATCTCGTCTGGAAATATAGCAGAATTATCGGGAGTATATGGGCTACTACCGCCTGAAAAGTTAGTAGCATCTAAATATCTTAAAAGTGTTCTTCTCCTTGTTACTTTCGCTCCTTCTAACCCCATAGATAATGTTAAAAGGATTGTAGTAAAGGTTCCTAAAATATTACTTACTCTAAGTTTTGGTCTTGGTAATTGTTTTCCGTTATATTCAAAACCTTCAGCTTCTATAGGCATCTTTGTATAAGTTTGAGCGTTAAAAACAATATCTCCATTGTTATTTTGATTTGTTCCAGAATGAAACCGCCAAGTCATTTGAGGCTGGCTCCCATGAATTGTTGAATCTAGTTCAAGGATAAAGAGTTCAATAATGGCACTAGGATTTGCCTTTTGTAACTCGCTAACAGGTACAGCCATTAGGGTTCAAATACTTCTTGGAAAGTTGCTGTGATCGTTGCGTAGCCTGGATAATCCATTTTCTTTGACCACTTAAGACAGATATATTCACTAGCACTAGCTTCATTCGGAGGAGTCCATGTAAATGAATCCGCATCTGAAGCTCTAGCGTCAAGGAAAGTTTCTATCGTGTCTGATTGTGCTTCTGTGACGTTCTTCCAAACAGGACTCCAAGTCTTTGGGTTTTGATTCATTCCAAAGCTAATACGAGCTTGATAACCATCACCGAATTTAGTTTGTCTTATTGATGGTTTTGAGCTTTTAGACAATCCATAGGATGCCTCAATACTTGGGAAAGTAGCCATAGTTATGCTGCTGAAAGAAGCCCTCCTGGTCGTTTTTGTTTAGCGATTTCTTCAGTTACAGCAGATGATATTGCTCTACCTAAAGCTGCTGCATTACCTTCATCACCTTGAACATCAGAACCAGAAGCATCTACGTTAACAACTACTGAAGTACCACCACCATGAGCTATAACGCCAAGTTTCCCGTCACTACCTCGTTTTAGGGGCATTATACTTTCTGGTCCCGCCTCTCCCATCAGGCCAACTCCCTTAGAAAATGGGAAGTAGGTAGGCTTGTTAACTATGCCTCCTCTAGCGAAAGGAACAATACCGCTTTGAGCAACGACTAATCCATTAGCTCCTTTCATTAATGGCAAATCTGGGGATCTGTTCATAGCAGAATTAGGACCAAGACCTGAACCACCAAATTTATTACCCAAGAAATCAAACATTCCTAAGATCTGACTTCTAATAAATATTCTTGTGATGTCAGCAATAACAGAACGAGCAAATTCTTTAAAATTCATTTTTCCTGTCATTACAAAATTAACCAAAGCATCTTCCATTTTTGTGAAAGCAGCTTTAGTCGCATTTTCTATTTGTTTACTTACATCTAATATTGAATTTTTATAAGCAGTAACACCAGCTTTCATATTGGCGAAAACGTCTAGGCTTGTACTTCCTAATTCCTCTGTAGCTTTTTCTGTTTTGTTAATTCCACTGGTTACAGAATTCTCCCCGTTAAACATTGATGCTAATGCTTCCCAATCTTTCTTTGCTTGCTGTGCTGTATCTTCCAGACCTTTCTTCGCTATATCCATAGCTTTCCCGAAATTACCCATTGCTAATTCACCAGCAATTCTCGTTAAATCAATTAGTGATCTCGCTAAAAAACGTACAGCAGCAAAAGTTGAAAATGCAGCAGCACCTACCACTTGGAATGTTCCTTTCAAAAGCATAAGAGCATCTTCTGACTCACCAATTTGAGTAACCATCTCTGCAATTGAGTTTTGAAAAGCTGCACCTATAGGAATAAGAGTAGAACCGATAACATCTTTAAACTCACTCATAGCTGTTGCAAAACGATCACCTGCTGCCTCTGGACCTTTGGCTAATATCTCTGCACTTTTGCCGTATTTTTTAAATAAGAGATCAGAAAATTTCATAAAGTCGTCTAACGTCACCTTGCCTTGCTCTAACGCCTTATCTAATTCTTTCGGAGTAATACCCATTGATTCAGCAAAAGTCGTAAAACTGCCTGGCAATCTTTCTGACAATTGCTGACGCAATTCCTCCGCAGATACCTTGCCCTTACTGAAGACTTGGGAAGTAGCCCTCATCGCCGATTTCATATCTTCTAAGGTTCCACCTGTTCCTCTAATTGCAGAAGCTATTGATTCAAATACCTTTTGTGCATCTTCTGTACTCTTCCCTGCACCCTTAACAGAAGCAGTTAATTGAGTAAATTGTCTAACTATTACATCTTGTGGAATAGCTAATTTCTTACTTTTTCGAGATAAAAATTCTTGTGCTTTTGCATATTCATTTGTGTCGGCAATAACCAGGCTTAAAGCCTTTCTTTGTAATCCTAGAGAAGCAGCATATTCAGCAGTCTCACCTATTGATTTCCTAACCATTCCAACCTGAGCACCAATAGCAGCACCTAAAGCGGCTGCGGCTGGACCTCCACCAGTAGCCAATCCGATAGCACCACCAATTGCACCTTCAGGTCCACCAAATATTCCACCAGCAGCAATAGCACCTAACCCTTTTGCAGCACCTTTTAAAGAAAGACCCGTTCTTTGACCTGAGACTGAAACTCTATTTAAAGCTGCTTCCGCTTCTTTTAGATCTCTTGTAAATAGTCGATATCTTGCACTTGTTGTTGAAACATTTGCTCTTAATTCAGTAAGAACGGCTACTTGTTGTTTTAATTCATTTTCAGTGACATCACTTTGAGAACCTAATTGTTTGGCGGCTGTTCTTAACTTCGTAATTTCTAGTGAAGTTGGACGAGCAACATTAGTTAGTTCTTTGACACTATTTTTTAACTTGTTAACACCTTCTAACCCCTTTACGGTAGCCTCAATTTGAAATCTTGTAGCAGCACTCATTTATTTATCCTTCTCGTTAATGACGTTTAACGCTGCTCTTTCCATGATTTGAATACCTTCTAACATGGCTCTGGAATCGTCAACTAAGTATAGGCGACAAAACCATTCTAATACCTCATATTTCAAACCAATCAAACCACTCATAGAACAATTCCACTGAGTTGATAGACGTAAAAACATTATTACTATCTCCCAGTTCTCTTCCCAGATTTCAATGTTATCTTCTTTGGGCTTTTCAATTCCTTTGACTCCGAGTGCAACTGCGTCCTCATAGGTTTCATCTATGACAACACCTTTACCAGCCCAATACTCAGCAGCCTCTATTAGTTTTTTTCTGAAGCTCCCTTTTGCATTTCAATAATTGCCTGAACTGTTCCTTTAATAAAATTAACATCATCTAAAAAGAGATCTAATTCTTCTGTGCTAAATGGGATCTCATTACCATCCTCATCTTTAATGTCTTCCCAAGCTTCTAATACTTCTCTAATTAGTTGAGGATCACCCTTATCGGCTAATTCTTCAATTTGTTTAATTCCTACTTTTTTAAAAGTACCTGTATAGGTTTCATCCTTCCATTTGCCACCATCAGTAGGTGAACTAATGGAAACAGGCCACTTAATTGAAGTGACCTTCTTTCTAATTAGAGCCATTAAAAAATGTATTGGTTACTTAACGATAATACAAACGTCAAGTCATAACTAATGAAAATTCATTATTGCCCGCACTTGTAGGTACAGCCATGAAGGGTAAATTCAACATGACGATGCCATCAGAGTCTTCATAACTTGGAGCACTGAAGTCTGACTGAGGACAACTCACAGTAACGATATTTCCAGCCCCACCGGAATGTTGCCAAGTGTTAGTTCCTGTTGAACTACCTGTTGCATCAGTAAAGAAGTTATGTCCAGAAAGTGCTGGTGCTTCTACAACTAAGCTTCCAGATGGTCCCCTTTCTGTGATCATTACTTCCTTAGTTCCACCAACTAATTCTCTGTAGTTAAACGTGTTATTCATATCAAATTGCCAAGACTGCAAGATCCCTGCATAGCCAAAGATTGAGAAGGCTGAAGTATTGCCGTTTCTAAAGATAACGGGTGCAGCTTGATTAGATTTAGTAACAGAGGGTGTTGCTGTATCAGTCGGAGCCACATACACTCCCTGCATTTGGAATTGAATTTGGGGAATTGAACCTACCTCGGCTGAGATCGAAAACGATCCTCGGCATCCAGTGGCTTGATGTCTAATACCATCGGTGTAATACCAAATAGTTGCACTATCAAAAGTAGATGTATCTTCTGGAGAGTAAGTAACGCTAGTATTAGCAACTACCGCCTTATTTGTTCCACATGCAAGGATGGCTGCATCCCACTTAGCAGGTGTGCCAGCCGTACCAGATCCTGTTAATTCGCAAGTGAAATTGATATTGACTCTTGTGTTTGCCAATAAAACTTCTGCATTTCCAAGATAAGGTCGAATTACTTCTCTTGTTACCTCATCACTTACAACTGGCTCAACAGATAAATCTGTCACTTCCAAATAGTTCGCTGATCCTGTAGGAGTAGCTGGTGAATAGCTAGTCTCAGTTTTTATTAGGATCGCTTTTTTTCTTGTAAGTTTTGGCATTACTCAAAAGCTTTTTACATATATCTGCATCTTAGTAGGTTATTTCCCAATAACGTCTACTTTATTGAGTCAAGTCGTTATTTTTAGTCCTATACATAATTGTCCAATTGGTACTAATTGCACCTGTTGGTTGATCAGCATCACCCATCATAAAATCCATTCCGTTGGGTTGAATATCAATTGCATTTCCATTTAGCGTTAAATCATTCATCATCTTGGGGAACAATGACTCCAAGATTGGATCTGCAACTTGATCAGGGCTAGTTGTAGTTGTTCCTTTGACTAAAACAACAATTCTGACCTGCATTGTCCAGTCAAGGAAATCAATACTTGTAGCTTGAGCAACTGAGTTACCTGTTGGTTCTACAACAAGGGCTGGAAATTCATTACGAGTAATCGGAACCACACGACTGCGATAGATTCTATCGCTAACCCCAGTTGTACCAGCGAGGTTCGTCATTATCCGAGCTAATATGCTTTCTGCTTTACAAGTCATGTTTTCTGTATCGCAATAGTAACAATTTCACCATCTAAAGAGAAACGAGTCTCCCTGACGGTATAAGCAGTTCCGGCAACTTTGATTGAATCGTTAGCCTTTAAATCTCCGAAATCTATTGCCTTTGCTATCAATGTGTAATCACTAAATAAGACCATTCCATCTAAAACAATCTCAGTGGGCTGTGAAAGAATTGCCTTAGCAGTTGTTGTACCAGTAGTACAAGTCGTGCCAAATTCACCACCTACAAAGACTGAATTGTTATCGCTAAGTGCCATTAGTTGCTTTCTTTGCTTTGGGCTTTACTGGAGGCTTTGGAGGGCAAGCTGGAGCTTCAGGAGCCTGGATAGCTTTGTTGTTACGGATTAGATACGATCCATCAACATCGCTGACTTCACGAACTTCACCTGCATCTAAGTGTTGACCTGCTACGGCAACATTACGGATAGCTTGAATCTTCATAAAAGAAAAAAAGGGGCCATTGCTGACCCCTAATAACAATTAAGTTGTAACGTCAAGGATTGCAGAGAATCCGCTTGCCTGACGAACAGCTACGTCAAGAGTAGTGATCGCTCTAACTGATGTAAGAGCCTTGGTGAAATCCGTTCCATCACTGTCACTCACAGCGATCTCCATCCCATTTCCCCAGAAACCAATAAGGGCTTGAGAGAAGTCACCAAAGAGAACAGCAGAACAAGAACCACTGGTAGAACCCTTAGTCAAGTTAGAAGGTACTTGGTTAGTAATTCCTATTTGATAGCCATTAACTACACCAGGAGTTGAACCACGACCTCTAGCTGATAGATCAGTGTTCCAAAGGAAAGCACCGTCTGTACTGGAACTTCCACCTGCTCTGAGGCGTTTCAACGCACTGAGCACCTTCGCATTTGTAACATACCCCATGTTGTTACCACCAGCGTTATCAATCAAAACTTCTTCCTCAAGTTTGATGAGGTTTTCCATCGTGATTGCAGCCCCGTTAGTTCCACCAGCTACAGATCCAATACCTGAAGTCTGCATGATTCCTGTTGGCTGACCTGAAGAACCAGAGCCATTAAGAATAGCTAAGTCAACGCCAAGATTCACAGTGGAAACAAGGTCGCTTCTCACCAAAGCCTCAATACCAGGAGTTGCCTGTAAAAGAGTCTGACGAGAATACTTAGATAAGACTCCATAGTTCTTAGGACTTAATGAAATCTGATCGAAAGTTGACTCACTTTGAGTGATCGCTGTTGTCTGATTCGCGAGCCAATAACCTGTCGAATTTCCAGAACGTCTAGGAATATCGACATTACCTACTAATCCAGGCAATGTTCCAACACCCATCTGAAGCATCAGAGTGTTATTTTTCAAACTCTCGATGAAGTCTTCAGCCTTCAATTCTGTCTCAACAAGGTTGCCACCAGTTGTTGCTCCAGATGTGACGTAGGTAGCACGTTTTTCAAGTGCTGCGTAAGGAACAAGAAAGCCTTTTTCTGTTGTTCTCTTAACACCAGAACGCTCAACTTCTTGAGATAATTCTCTAACAAAACCAGCATCTTTAGATGACCAGTCACCTGTTAAAGCAGCACGAATACCAGCAGTAATGCTGTACTCAGTACGCTCTTTCTGGTTGAGTTCTACAGGAGCAACAGTTTCAACTGGCTTCTTACCAATAGTGTCTAAAACGGCTGCTCTCGCATCGTCTATGGAACTACCGTTCTCTACAAGCTGAACGCCTAACTCTTCAAAGTTATGCTTTCTGCATAGTGCAGTAATGTTTGCAATTCTGGAGCGTTCTTCTTTTTGGGCCTCAGAAGCGGCCTTAGAACGCACCTGATCTAAATCAAGACTTTCGGTCATCTTAGAAGTGGATGTAGGTGGACTTGCGACAGATGCCGCTTCAGAAGGAGCCGTAGCTCTCTCGTTATCACTAATTGTAGGTTGTTGTTGCGTATTAGTAACAGTTTCGGCTACAGAATCATCGTCTTTAGCTCTTGAAACACCTACTGAGAAATCTGCTGGCACACTAACCAAGCTAACCTCGGCTGGCGTAAAGCTAGTCACTCTATAGGCTCCATCACCCATTTCCTCAGTTTCATTAACTGAATAACCAAAGGAGACGTTACGATAAATGCCGTCTTTTACCAGATTTAGAGCTTCTTCACCTGCTGCATTTTTAGCAAAGCGAACAACTGCCATCCCTCTTTTAGACTTTTTATCCAAATAACCACGCTCAACAACACCTAAAACAGCATCAGGAGAGTGGTTAAAAAGTAAAGGAGCAGCAGCATTTAGACGACTAAAATCTATTGATCCCTCTCGGTGATCTAAGATTTCCTTGCCTAAATAGCCTCTGTCTACTGGGGTTTCAGAACTAAAGGGAAACTCAATAGTACGATCTTCTTCATTGAGGTTTCTTGATTCAAGTAACCCAGTGAAATCCCGTAATAAGGTTTTTCCCTCTAAATCACGTTTCTCCTCCATTTGATTCAGAGTTGTTATTTTCACTCACTTTAGTAGATAATTCCTTCTTAACGTCAATCTCTGCGTCGGTATCAAAAGTTAAACCTAATTCTTTGGCCTGTTCAACTTCACTCTTTCTAGCATTTAATACTTCCTCTAAATCGTAACCTTGCTCCATTAGAACTTGAGCTTGAGTCTTGAAACCTGCCTTTACAGCTTCTTTATTAGCTTGGCACTCCTTCAAAGGATCAACCCAATCAAACGAGCGAGGTATCCACTTAACACGCCTATATCTTTCTGGTTCTGCATCAAATGTAGGTAGATTTAATGTTCCAGATAAAACAGCCATATCTAAGAAAGTTTCAAACACTCTGGAATGAAGATTTTCAATTAGATAGTTTTGCAAAGTTCTAAATTGAGCACGATCTTCTATTAATGCAAGACGACTGGAACTGTAGTTACTGGTTGAATAGTCACGACTTAAACTTTCATAACTAACTCCTATTCCAGATGCCATTGAACGCAACATTGATCTCATAAATGGTTCAAATTCCCCACTAGGAGAATCCATATCTGGAATAGAAATTTGCTGTCCATTTTGAAGGTAATGAAACATCCCAGGAGAAAATTCTGTTACACGATCACCTTCATAGACCTCACCACCAGGATCTAATTCACCTTCTGGAGAGGTAATAAATCCCATTAACGCACTTGAAGCCCTGGCCCGAATTACTGAACTTTCCTGAAATCCCGCTAAATGATGTAATGGCTGAATAGCCGTTGCCATCATTGGAACCCCTCTTGTCTGACCTGGGCGTTCTGATATATACAGATGGATTACCTCATCGGCTGGCAAAAGCATGTGCCGCCTCATTTTGTCCTGAATAGGGAATGGAGTATCCCCAGGATGTTCAGTTAAAAAGGCATAAGTAATAGGTCTAAACCATTCATCTAATTCAACGCCCATCCTCCATCTATTGTTTTTAACAGTGCTCGGACCTGTGTAGTCATCATCTAATTGATCCGCTTCTAATATTTCTAAAGCAAGTGGAACTTTGGACCTACCAAAAGGTTTTTTAACAATACGAATAAAAACTTCCCCTGACTCAACCAAACTCTTCAAACAAAGTCTTTCTATATCTTGGAAACATAGTCTCCCTGCTGTATGGCACGAGTCATAGTGGCCCCATTCACGCCATGCCATCTCAATTACTTCATTTACCCTTTGATCTAACTTTCCACCTCGTTGCTTACGAATCTGTGATTGCAACTTGATCCCATTAGGTCCAATGACATTTGAACAAATTGTCCTAACTGCATTTTTGGCATGTGGATTATTACGAACCAGATCCCTAGACCTTTGCCGTAACAACTTAATAGCTCCTTTTAATTCAGCATCAGCAGATGCAGCACTAGCTACCCAATTAGAAGTTAATCGACTTTTTTGTGCTCCAGTAAACATCCGTTGCTTTGGAACAACAGTAGTGACAACTGGTTCTTTAGATGCTTCTGGAACAAGTGTCTCTGAAGTAAAAAGACCTTTAACAGCGTTAATTAATCCCATAGTGTCCTCTTAAAATCGTACGAAATACTTATGTGGATCGCCTTTTCCATTTGCGATCATGTCAGCTTTCTTTTCTCTGACAACTTCAGCCTTTAATTGAGATTCACGCCGTCTTAACTCAGATAAATCTGCATACTTAAAAGTCCTATCACCAATTGTGTATTCAGAAGCCTTATTTAGAATTATTTGCCTAATTGCATCGGTGACTGAAGCTAAATCGACTTGGGCTGTAGTCCTATCATCAAATGGCCCTGGTGTAGAGCCTGTATAGGACATTGAAGCATCGACTTCAAATCTGCCTCTATACAAGGTGACATCATCACCACCAGACTTAGAAGCTATTGCTTGAAAAGTCCATACACCAGAGTCAAAGGAGGCTGAATCAGTTGCACTGATAACAAATTCCCAACCGAGGCCATAGCTTGTACCCGTTACGGTCAAAGCTCCTCCATTGGTTGCCCTTAAATAGTATTTACAGGTATAATCGGTGTTAGAGACTGACTCATTAAGCCAGTTCACACCTGCATCATCCCTCCAACGGATCGTGTCTCCCGCAGTGAACTTGCTAGGTATTGGCACAATAAATAGCTACCAGTTGTTGATGTAAGACCGCCTATTAGCGGTATTTCTAGATGATACTCCCTTTTTCGTCGATTTTTGGTCGTTATTTAAGAGCCTTTTAGCGTATTTATCCCACATTAAGCGTCTTTTATAGATCGGGAAGACCTGATAAAGCCTTAATAAGCACGAATAAGCATAAATAAGCTCATCCCATGCCTCATTTCTTCTTCCTGATTTCAAAGTCCATACTCTGTCGTAGATTCTGCCAGCTTTATATTTCCTAATCTCCTTCTCTGCTGTTAATTCTTCAAAGTAATCTTCAGTGATCGTTGGATAAAAATGTAAGTATCCATCATCAATTTCTGCATCTCTCAAACGTCTATAAATGTAGGTTTTTACTTTATTAACACCAATGCTATATAACTTAATGCTTGATTTTAAAGCATTTCCCCTAGATCCAAACTCAACTTTATTAGGCTTGCCGATCATCACATCACCTTTCAATTTATCAACACCCTTAATAGGAACAACACCTAAAGCAACTCTGTTTTTGCAGAAGCGATAGACCTCCTCTGTAAAATGGCCTCCACTATCTATAGCAGTTGCTTCAATCTTGATTTCATTGCCATCCTCGTTGATATAAGGAGTCGTTATGACCTCATCTAATTGGTCCCATACGTCTTGACGACCAGGATTTCCGTAAAGCACTTGACGGTCAATTAAATAAAGCTGCTCAGGTCGATCATTCTTCTCAGACTCCTTTGGTGGGGCGGCTCCCCAGACCGACAAACTAAGGCGATCATCTTGGCAGTCACATCCGCATAGGAGCAAAACAACATCTCTAGGTGGTACGCCTCGTTTATATGTAGCTTTTGAAGCTCGCTCCATTAACGCACTCGCTCCTACTTTCCTTTCAAACTCGTCATCAAATAATTCACCTTGAATTGTATTTTT